CTGTTTGCAGTTCTTACAGCATCTCCCATAGCATCGCTAGAACCTCGCATAATTAAATTAAGTCTAGCTAAAGCTTTTTCACCTTCAGTTGCTGTCTTGGTTCCGCCAGCGATACCCATGTTTAGAAGTTCTTGATTAACTCTAGCTTGGTTAATTACAATACCGTATTTACGGACGGTTTCAGTATTACCTACCAAGGCAGATTGCAAATCTCGAATTACATCGGCATCAGCTTTGTTGTTGAAAGAAGCAATATCGATACCAAGTTTAGTAACTTGATCTGAAAACTTAGCTGCCTCTTTTCTTGCAATACCTAACGGAACAAACGTATCTTGCAAAGTAGATTGGAACTGTAATAGATCTGTTGTAGATCTACCTACTTTAGAACCAAAAGCTTCTATCAATGCTCTTTGTTCTTCAGCTCCTTCTTTAAATACTGCTTGAAATTTACTCTCTGTCTCTTCAAACCTGGAAGCTGCTGCAGACAATTCTTTAGCAGCTAACCCTATACCTACTCCAGCTAAAGCAACTTGAACAGATCCAAATGCTCTCGCTAAACCTCTAGCTCCTCTAGTCAACCTTGCAAAGGTCCGTTGCCCATTTCTGCGCATCTTCTGGAAGGAATTAACGAAGCCTTTGGAGGCTTTGTCAGCAGACCTATTGACGTTGGAAGCAAACTTCTGACTATCCTTCTCCACGGTCCTTAGACCTTTAGAATAGCCAGAAGCATTCAAAATCATGTCTACTGTAAGAATCTCAGAAATAGTAGCCATGTTAACCTAAAGCTTCCTTAAAAGTTCCAGAGTCTTCTTGTTGCCTAAGAACTTCGTAAGCCAACAGATCCATCTGTTCTGTATTACTTAATTCGCTCCAAGGCTTACCGAACAGGGACATTAGATCTAGGCGTTCCGTTACTCTGTAAATTAGGTACTTCACAGTCCTAGAATCTTCCTTGTCTACTTTCAGATCTATTAAAGATCGTTTTCCGCTAGAACTGCCCCGTCCGGTTGATCTGACAAAAAATCATTTACCCTTTCTTCTATGGCTTCAGCATCGATGTTACTGATTTTCAAAATCTCTTTTTGAATCAATCCAATGTCACCAACAGTAAAACCTGCTTCAGAAAGTTCGTCGTAAATCTTCAAGTAGAAGTCTTGTTCACTGGCGCAATCCTCTTCTTTTGTAGCGAATTCAAGATTAGGATCATCCTTAATCGAATGATAAACAAGGTATACCATTTGAAGCCTAGAAGCTTTGGTAGCCTGTTTAACGAATTCAGGATCATCGTAATTTGGTTCTCGCATTATCTTTCCATTAGGATCGAGAACTGCGCGTTTACCTTTCATTACAATTTCTGTAGGCACTGGGGGACTGGGAAAAAGTTCTCTAGGCTTTCCTTCGGTTCCTAAAGGAAGGGCAACAACATTGATTTCAATGTTAATACCATTCTTAGGGATGATTACCTTTCCCCGTGCAAGCTCTAGAGATTGGCCTTTAAACTTCATTTTGTTTCTCCTCTATGAAACAATTTAAGAACGAACAGCAGTAGGCAGAACTGGCTTGGCCATTCCAGTAACGAAGATTCTGTTGAATTCTTCACCTTCCTGGAAGCGATGTTCAGTGACAACGAAATCCCCAAAAGTAAGGGTTTCATCTTGCCCACTAGTACAAGGATTAGTCAGTAAGAAAATTAAGTTAACCGCAAACGGCCCACAAGTTTCTGTAGAAACGTAAGCAGATGCTTCCCCTTGACCGAACAAGAAATCAGAGGGAGAAGGAGATTGCCCAGATTGAGCAGTGTATTCTTCAAACGTAAAAGAGAAAGAGACAGCCATCGGTTGATCGATGCCTTCTGCAAACTCTGCTACTACTCCTCTGTTTCTTACTGGTGCATGGTCCTTTCTAAAAGTCCATTCTAAATCGCCTTCCATGATAGGAATGATTAGAGTGTTAGGCGTTACAGGGGTTGCATCCTGTAAGGTCAATTGCCCATGTCTTAGGGTTCTGGCTCCCATTAGCTAAACCTTTCTGCAAAGCTCCAAGGAAAATCCAAAATTTTAGCGTGAACATTACTAGTATCAAAACCTTCTACAGCTTGAAGTTTCAAAGCTCCTTCATCAACATAATCATCTCTTTGCGCTTCGTGAAAGGAAACAGCTCCTAAGATGGTTGAAGGGTTTTGATCTATTGCAGTAACATCTATGTTAGCTGCCTCAATTTTCCTGGCTACTTTGCCAGCTAAAATGTATGGAGCATCGGCTAATCCATCGTTCCTTGCCTCTGCATATCTGGAGAAGCAGGAAAACTGAAATAGACCTATGCCTTTCCATTCATTAACTCTAGAAGGTCTCCTAGGCATACTAAGACAAGTCAAATCTACCCATTCTTCTTTTCCCAGGGTATTATCGTTACTGAAACCCTTAAAACGGAAAGTAACAGTAGGCAATTGAGCTTGAACATAATTCAAGATCGATTGAAGTATGTAATACTCTAATCTTTCAGGAATCATGTATAGACCTTCGTTCTTTCTTCAAAAGGACCATCGTTTCGGTCTATCTGCTCATTGATCTTGTCTAAAGCATTCATCAGAGACGTAAAGTATTCTTGCCATCTGATCTCTTGTCCATCGATGACGTAAGAAGGCTTAGGATTTTCGCTAATATCCTTAAGCCTTGCTACTATGTTGTCTCTGATGGTGGCAAGATCATCGGCTAAAGCCATGGCTATCCTACTTCTTGTTCTTCAAAGTCCCATGCAGATCTAACACTTACAGGATGTACAGTGCTAATGATTCCGTTTTGTTCAAAGAATTTTTCTTTGGCCTCTTCCTCACTAGAAGCTTCGACTTCTAAACCTTCTGCCAAAGCGGGAGAAGCAGGAATAGAGACTAGGTAGACTCCTTTTTTGTCTACCTTACCTACTCTAACCTTGCCGCTAGCCTTTTTCTTTTTCTTAGCCATTTTCAACTTTCAAAAAGTGGCGGAAGAATCTTCGGAACACGGGTTAAAGGATTCTTCCAATCCTTCCGCCTAGAGGAGAAACAAAATCTCCAATTCTACAAATTAAGCAGCATTCACTTGAACAACTGCTCTCGGCTCTTTAACTACAAGCTCACCTTTAAAGGAAGCTTTGAACCGCAACTGGATGTCTCTAGTAAATTCAGCTTCCGAATTTTGCGGAGCTTGAACAACAGTGATATCCCAGTTTTGGAACCATGCAAAAGCCTTCTTGAAATCGCCAATGTACCAGCGACCATCAGCAACAGATGCGCTTAAGCCACTACCAATCATCAATTGACGCGCTAAGGCAGATTCAAAAGCAACCATCTGGGGAACAGGATTACTAGAAAGCCTAGTCTCTGCTCCAGTGGTGTTTCTAACTTCAGTAGCGTTAATGATGTTGCGTGCAGTCCAATGTAACGCCGGAGCAGTAAGAACCTGCATCGGACCCATCAGAAGCGGCTTACCAGTATCTGGATGCGTCATCTGCGCAAACAGTTGTCTAGCTTCATCGATGTCAGTGTAGTTAACTAAAGGAGTACTGCCAAGCAAGTTAATCCAAGCGCCAGCACCTAAGTAAGTATTGTAGGCAACACCATCAAAAGTATGAGTGTTAGTAATGCCTAGAATTCCGTTAAGAATTCTTTCTTCCTTAGAGATGGCTAAAGATTCACCAACTTCTCTAGCGCGTTCGACAATCAAACCAGTTCTATCATAAAGAATTGCTTCTTTAGTGACTGGAATGATGACTCCCTCTTTAGTCAACTTAGGAGTATCCCAGTAATGCTCAGATAAACCGGCATGTGGGTACTCTTGACCTTCAGCAATTCCACCTTCAGGAACAGAAGGAGTAGAAATGCCAGGAATCGTTTCTTTCTCAAACTTAGTTCTAACAGTAGTAGTTAAGGAATTACCGAGAAGCCCCGGATGATCCCAACCAGAATGGACAATGTTAAAAATCAATTGTCCAGTAATGTTAGAAAAAGCAGTAGTAGAAACACCAGCAGAAGATTCAGTGACTTGGAATCCGCCAGCAGAATTCATTTCGTCAAAGACTCTGGCCCAATTTTTCCCCAGAAAGGTTTTAGCCAGTTCCTGGATGCTCCATTCATCGTTTTCAATGTCGCCATTTCTAGCGGCAGTTTCGATGATTTTGCAAGCAGTTTTCAGACCTTTGGATTCTACAATGTCTTTTAGTCTACCAAATTTAAGCATCTTAGTTATTCCTCCTTTCTAGGTAATCAGAGATTGAACACCACCAGCATAAACGCTGGAGACAATTTCAACTTCAACAACAGAATCAGTAGCAGCAATGCGTTGAGCGCAATAACCGATACCTTCTGTAGCTGAAGCAGTGGCAGCGGCAATTACAGTTTGATTCAATGGTTGGTTAGAACCATCTCCATCAACGCCGATAATTGCTCCCATTTCGATTGCAGCAGCAGCGCCATTGATAAATTCAAAGACACCAGCAGTTGCAATGACGAATTCAGTAGTTTCATCTTCAGTTGTCAACTTACGATGCAAAGCTACTCCAGCAAAAACGTCATGGACACCTTGCTGCATTAAAGTAACACTGCCGTAAGTTCCAAGATCGGTTACAGCTCTTATGCTGTCAGTTGCGAGATAGACAAGATCCCCAACCTCAATGCCATGAGCTGATTCTACTCTAACCCGCTTTTCTTTAACGTCTCCTCTGACATAGCGAAATGTCATCTATTAACCTCCTTGCCTATTAGGCATTCTGCCAGTAAGAGCTGCGATGGTTTTATCGTAGTTCTCACTTTCTAAAAATTCTTCAATGCCTGAATCATCGTCTGGGGAAGGAGCTTCGCTTTCAGGAGTACTTTTGCTAGTAGGCTTAGCTTTGAAACCTTTGGCGATTTCCTTGCGATCTTCAATGAGTTTCTTACGCTCATCAGCATCTTTAGCTTTAAGCAAAGATTCCTTGAAGGTATCAGTTACAAGCTGTTCAGGAAGCTTTGCCTCTTTAAGTTCTTCATCGATTTCAGAACTAATCTTTTGCATCGCCTCTTTAGCTTTGTACTCATCCAGTTCTCGTTTTTGAGCTTCGTTTTCTTCCTTTAGCTTTTTACTAGCTTCGGAATCGTTCTGCTCTTTAACGAAAGCTTCCACAAGATCGGGCCTAGATTTTTTAATTTCTTCTAGTGTAAGATCTTCAATCTTCAAATCTTCTTCCTTTCCATCTTCAGAAGATTCTTCTTCTTTCTCTTGAATCACTGATTCAAAAAGTGAAGCATTAGTAGCAGGATCAGCTACCAAGTCTACACTGTTAACTTTCACAATTTCTTCTATGACTAGTTTGCCAGCAGAATCTTTGTTTCCAAAACCTGCAGCATCATGGCTAAAGCCTAAAACATCAGGCATTCTTTCAGCAGCTTCAGTAACTAAAGCCGCCATTGGATGGTGAAGTAGGAAATGCAGATCTCCATACAAACCATCTTCTTCTACCCTAATGTTACCAAACTTCCCGAAACGATCCCTAGCATCTCTAGGAGCATCATTTTCTGTATGATTGACATTAACTTTGGCACCTTCATACAGTCCTTTTGCCCCTACTAATGCTTTGTGTCTGTAAGTCCTTCCATTCTTAGATTCCAATCCTAGAATCTTAACATTAGTAAGAATGCCTTGCTCTTTGTTGAGTACAGGCTTGCCAATGTTGGTTGTATGTTCTGTAAACGCAAACTTAGTGTTCATGTCTTAGATCTCCAATGGAGATATCCCCCTATCTTTGTCAGTGTCTAAATCAGGATCTTGAACATCCGGTTTAGTAGGTTCATTAGCTACTTTAGCAATTCCTGGAGGAAGAGAAGTAGCTATTGAAGCAGGAGTAAACAAGGAATTTATGGCTTTCAAGATCCTTTCAAAATCGGTTCTGTTTTGTGCAGCTCTAACTAACAAAGCTCCTAGATCTTCAGCTTGCAAAGCTTTGATCGGCATTATCTTTTGCGTTATAGGATCAATGAAATGTGCAAACTCTAATGGTTGACCATTCAACTTATCAGTTACAATGTTAAATCGTTTTGTTCCTACAACTCTTTTTTGTCGTTTCTCATCCTGCTGATTGAACCAAGCAGAGTAAGTGCCCGGATCATCAATAGGACCATCAACAGAAGCAACTTTAGATTGCTTAACAAAATCACCAAACAAATTATCTTCAGGAAGCAATACAGGACTTACAGAACCTCTGCAGTTAGGAGCATCGGGCAAAACAGGTAACTGCGCGATGGGCAACGCTCCTGGGAAAGAAGCGGAGTGTTGATCTTTAACGTAAATGTCACCATGTCTAGCTGCATGGCTTGTTCTAGTCCTAGTGTCTAAAGTTTCTCTGATCTGGTATCCTGCAACGACATCGCCAAATGTGCTTTCCCAAGAATCTTTTGCAACAGCGTTAGAGACTCTTAGCATCTCCGTACGTGCAATGCGTTCCGCTCCAGACTTGTAGAGTTGCAAATCTCTTCTAATGGCTCTAGCAACCTTTATTGGGTTTTGCCCATCTTGCAACCCTAGTGCTACTCTTTGCGCAATCTGTTGAGGATTAGCCTTAGAAGACAATTGTTGAATTCTTTGCTCCCAATTAACGCCAGACTTTAAAGGATGATCTGTTCTGATGATCTCTAAAGCTTGCTCTTTAGAAGGCGGCTTGTACAAAGCTCTGGCAGTGTCGGGATCAACAGACACTTTAAAGTCTGCAGATTCTACAAACTTCCTTTGTAAGAAAGTCCAGTAGGTTTCATCCAAAGTATGAGCAAAAATTTCAAAGCTTCTATCATACGTCCATTGCACAATGCCTAAGAAGCGTTTAGTTAGCAGCAGCAGCAACGAATCCCCAAGATCAGTAAGAAGATTAACGATGCGTACATGAGCTGCACCAACAGCCAAAGGATTTGAATCATCTGGCGAACGTACGATAATCTTTAAAAGATTATTCCAGTTCTCTAAGAACAGAGCATCTACTTCAGCTTCTAGATCGTGACTGGGAAAC